TATTTTTTAGTCCGTTCCAGATGGCGGCTGCAATCTGCGCCACAGACTGCACGAGCGTAGGAATGTTGCGGATGAGCGCCGACGCGATGCTCGTCATCATCTTTGCGCCAGAGGAAATAAGGCTTGGTAGGTTCTTACTGATGCCGCCAAGAATGCTGGTGATGATGGTTTTGCCAATCTCCGCAATGTTTGAAGCGTTATCGGAAATCGTATCCATCATGCCGGTTACAGCCAGAAGCGCCGTGTCCATGAATTCAGGCACGATATTCTGCACGCCCTCAACGATAGACGCGCACAGGGCGGGCATACGCTTGGAAACGGTCTGCATTTTGCCTTGGATTTCAGCGTTTACCTTTTTCAGCGAACCGCCGACCTTCTTACTCATCCTGACGAAAGACTTGCCGATGTCGTTATTCGCATCGACCGCCGCCACGGCAAACAGCGCAAGTGCGCCGGTGATAATCCCCACAGGGCTGGCAAGCGCATGCATTAGCGGAATGAGCTTTCCGACAATCTTCACGACGCGCCCACCCATAATCAGGGCGGGGCCAATAGCTGCGGCCAAGGCTCCAACCTTGAGGACGGCAACCTGCGTGGCGCTGTCCATCTCTCGGAAGGAATCAACCCACTTTGTGGCCGTTTGCACAATGCTTCGGAACGGTCCATCTACCAAGCCCCAGAGCGTAATTTCAAGGCCCTCAACCGCAGATTTGAAGATGGTCACATCGCCCTGCGCATTGTCGAGGATAGTGGAAGCCATGCGGCTCGTCGCGCCCTCGGCATCGTTGATGGAATCCGTAAGCGACTGAAATTCTTCATCCGTCGCATTTACGATTGCCAGCAAGCCGGACATGCCGTATTTACCGGCCAGCATGGTGGCATACTGCGTTTTTTCGGCCTCGCTAAGCTGAGAAAAGCTGCCGCGCAGCGTCGTAAGCACCTGATTCAGCGGAATAACGCTGCCGGACGCATCGGTCAGAGAAACGCCGAGCTTATCCATTGCGGCCTGAACGGTGTCCGTGGGCTTCGCCATATTGGTCAGCACATTTCGCAGCGCCGTACCGGCCTGACTGCCTTTGATACCGCTGTTTGCCATCAGACCGATGGCGACAGCGGTGTCTTGGATGGTATAACCCAGTGCGCCAGCAACAGGAGCGAGGTATTTGAACGTTTCGCCCATCATGCCGACGTTCGTATTGGAGTTGGTGGCCGCCGCTGCAAGAACATCGCTGAACATTGCAGCATCATTCGCGGTCAAACCGAAAGCGGTCAGAGCATCGGTGACAATATCGGACGTGGCGGCCAGTTCTTCGCCGGACGCAGCCGCCAAGTCCATGATAGGTGCAAGACCGGCCAGCATTTCATCGGATTTCCAACCAGCCATGGCCATGTATTCCAGCGCCTTACCGGCTTCGGTTGCGGTAAAGGAGGTGGTACTGCCCATCTCAATCGCCTTTGCCGTGAGGGCTTCCATCTGCGTGGCATTTGCGCCTGAAATCGCTTCGACGCGGCTCATCTGCGAATAGAAGCTCGTGCCAGCCTCGTAGATTTCCTTTCCGACCTTGACCAGCGGCGCTGTAATAGCTGCCGACATAACCGCGCCGGTTTTTGTCATTGAGGAGGCGAGATTGGAACATTTCTGTTCGATGCCGCTCAAAGCCTTATCAAGTTCCGAAGCGTCAATTCCGAAAGACGCATACAGCTCGCCAACTTTCAGCGCCATAGAATCGCCTCCAGTCTATCACACGGACACAATGGACGAAAAAAAGGCGTTCGCCGCCTGTTCATCCGTCTTTTCATCCGTGTTGTTCTTTTCTTTTTCAGCCTCGGCGCGAATCCTGACAGCGACCGCGCCCGTGGGGGACAGGTTATTGAGCAGGACGAGGAAGAAGCGCCAGCTCATGGTGTCGATTTGCTCCATAAGAACGATGTGGTAGTCGCGCAGAAAATCGGCCTCCACCGCATCCCAGATATGGAGCATGTTTACTTTTTTGCGCGCTTACCTTCGCCAGTCTGACGACGGCTGTCATCGTCCGTCAGTTCTTCCACCTCATCATCGTCATCGGCGGCGCCCTCGTTGATTTCCTTGAAAAGCTGCTGGACGAGCATAGCGAGGTTGGCTGCGCTCAGGCCATCCGCGCACATCTGGCTGACATTGGCTTCGCCAAACATCGCATCAGCGGCACGCATGACCATCCGCGTGTTGGCGGTGGGGTCGTTGGCGTTTTCGGCGCGAGCCATCATCACGGGAACAATGGCCGGAATCTCCATCGGAACGACGTATTCCTTGCCCATGACGGTGACGGAAATGGTTTCCTTCTTCTTCTCGGCCATGAAATTATCGAAATTCAGAATCTTACCCACGTTTTTACCCTCCTATCGAAATTGAAAAAGAATGGGAAGGTGCGCGTTGCACCCTCCCATGGTCAGTTTGAGCAGCTTATCAGCCGCCATTCTTTGCGCTGACGGTAACAGCAAGCGTCGCACGCTTGCCGCCATTGGCTGTGGTAACGGCAATGGTTGCAGTACCGACCGCCATCGGCGTGATGGTGAAACCATCCTCGGTGATGTTGGAAACGGACACGACGCTGCGCTTGTTGTTGGTCACCTTGAAGCGCTTATTGGAAGCACCTTCGGGAGCAAACGCAACGGTGATGATTTTGGGCGTGCCACCCTCGGTGAGCGCAAGGGTGGTGACATCCGTGGAATCATCCTTAAGCGTCACGTCGGTGACCTGAACGTAGGGCAGAACTTCCACTTCGCCCACCTGCTCCAAATCCCACGACAGCGTAGTGCCGGAATCGTCACTGGAAGTTTCCTTGCCGGTGACGATATAATCTCCAACCCACGCATGACCGTAGGGGTCAACGACCTTGAGCGTAGCGTCCGCATCACAGCCAGCGGCCTCGGCATAGCTGTTCAGCAGCTCCTGACCGAGGTCATTATCGCCGGTGGATTCGACAACGACTTCCTTGCCCTCAAGGGTGAGGCTGCCGCTGCGCTTGGTGACATACGGCTCACTCCACGTTTCGGTATCGGCAGAACCGTCCTCGGTTTCGCTGTCCGTGCTGCGGGTGAGGCTGTTCAGACCGAAAATCCGAACAAACTCGTTGGTGGCGACATCAAGAATATAGATGAGCCAATTCTTGATGTTTACAGGACAGCCGTTCTTACGACCTTTTGCCATAGCTTGTTCCTCCATTCTCCCGCATCTGCGGGGTTAAAAATTACAGTAATGCACAAGGTAATTGCTGGAATACAGCTCGCGCTTTTTGCCATCCGCGCCAAGACCAGCGGAAGCATTGAGGACGCGGATATGCGCGTCGGCTCCGTCTCCGGCAAGATAACCATCGAACTCGGCCAGCTCATCTGCGATGGCCTGAGAAAGCTCGTAGGCTTCTTTCGTGGTTTTGGCTCGCACTACGACCTGAATCCGTGCGCCACTCTCCGAACCGCCATATCCGCTGTCCGTTGAAAAGACGCATATCGCCGTATCGGGCGCATCCGGCATCAAGCCCCAAAAGATATTGCCGTTCGTTTCCTTGTCGGCTACTGTTCCAAAGCCGCAAAACTCAATGTGCCTTGCGAATTGTTCAAGCAGATTCAAGGCGTATCACTCCATTTCGCTGCTGAATCCCTGCTGGGCGAGCTGCGCCATCTCCTGCTGCACTCCGCTATCAAATACGGGGTCTTCGAGATACTTCGCTTTTCGTCCGCGTTGGTGATTGAATTTCAGATTTTCGTGCTGAATAACGGCGTAGGGCGTGTCATAGCTGACGGTTCCCTCGCTGCCGTCCTCATTCACGTCAACATAGCAGGAATTTTTCAGCGGCCCTTGGTCGAGCGGAACCTGCTGCTTACTTACGGCGGCCAGATGGTCCAGCGCCATCCATGTTGCCCGCTTGCTGCCGCTCTGCGTGACCTTTTTAACGAGCGACTTGTCGATTTTGATTCGCACCTTTACGCTCATTCAAGGTACACCTCCAGATGGTCATCACGGAAGCCGCTCGCAACAAAGCACTTGATGACGGTGTACTCACGCCCCTCGAAGGAAACGACGCTGCGGTCAGGAATCGGCTCGCCCCGGCAAAACATCCGCGCATTGGCAAGAATCTGGTCAATCTGGCCGTCCGGGTCTTTGTAGGTGGTTTGCAGGTTGCAGCCGCGTTCCAGTCTGCACTTGCGCGTTTCCTCTCTGCCGTACACGGGTTCGCCGCCAGCAGTACGGATGTAGGGCTTGATTTTTACCATCTGTTTCAGGAAAGCATCAATCAGTGCCATATCAGTACGACCTTTCTACGCCCTTATAAAGCAAGCCCTCTCGGAGCAAAACGCCGTAGGCTGCCGGGCATACGGTTTTCTTGGTGAGCTGATTGCCCATTGCGCCGGTGTCGAAGGACATTTCAAACTCGCCAATGCGGAAGGATTCGGTTCCCTGCGGGATTTCATTGTCTCCGCATTGCGCCGCGATGGTTTTCTCGTGGGCAATCTGGTAAACGCAAGCCTTTTCGAAGGCTTCAATCTGTGACGAACAGCTCGGATTGTTCGGGAAGATAAAAGCGCGAATTTTA